TTTACTGCGGTTTTATCTGTTACATCAAGCACAATTGTTGTTTCTGACCCTGATCTTATTTGGGGCGCATTTACTTTACCAACACCTATTTTAAAGTTGCCAACACAGTCAACTTTAGATATTCAATTCAGCATTCAATTTGCTGAGTTGTCATTTAGAACAATTTATCTACCAGCATTGAGGAGCAATCCTTATGACCCAGTAAATCCATCTTCAGTTGTCACAAGCTCAAATGGCCTAGCGCCTATTCCTTCTGACATGAACTGGCCTATTATTTTCTTCCAACAAACCCCTAGCTCCCAAGTTCCCCCAGGCACATTGAACGCAGGGTTTGGACCTTGGATTATTTATGACAGGGTTGGAGACAGAGAAATCATTCGTTTATCAATGATTGACCAGTTGTACGTTAAGCCTTTTGGAGTTCCAAGGGTGATTAGGGCTAACTTCTCCGAGGTAGGACCTAACTATCTATTTACGCCTAATCCTGGTAACGGAACAACAATATTGGCATATTATGTTAAATCATTCCCATTCTTGCTTGGTCCAACTGGGGATGCATTAAATCCTATTGTGCAAAACAACGCTATATTGGCTACATTCCCAGAGGGATATATGTACAAGGTGTTGTCGGTTTATTACGACAAAAAGAAAAACGTACAAGAATCTGAAAAATGGAATGCTCGTTTTGATTCTGCGTATGGATTAATTGAAGACCAAGCAATGAAAGATCTTTGGAGTGGTGGAGATAGACATTTATCTTCAGAATTCCAACCCAGAAATTATCGATATTCTTTTAGGTGATCAACAATGGCATCATCTAGTCTGTATGGAAATCAAAATAGTGGCGTAGAAATAGTCCAATTCCAATGGTTTATTTTTTACCAATCATCATCTGCGCCATCGACACCTACAGGCGGAGCTTGGAATTTCCAAACCAATGTTGGAGTTCCGCCAAGTGGTTGGACTAATTCACCTCCTACAAGCCCTGCAAATCAAATCTGGGTATCAATAGCCTTTGTATCGTCATTAACGCCTACAACGCTATCTTGGTCAACTCCTGGACTATGGTTTCAACAAGGAACTGCTGGACAAGTAGCGGTAGGCACAACATCTACGTTATCTGCGGGAAGTTCTGCTACTGTTGCTAATAGTGGTACACCTTACAACGCAATACTTAACTTTGGTATACCACAGGGTATTCAGGGTATACAAGGTCCAACTGGGAATACTGGGCCACAAGGTCCTACTGGCTCAACAGGAACAGCCGCCACGGTTGCCGTAGGTACTACCACAACCCTTTCTTCTGGTTCGTCCGCTACAGTAGCTAATAGTGGCACTTCTTCTGCGGCGGTGTTTAATTTTGGAATACCACAAGGCCTTCAAGGTATACCAGGTAGTGCGGCAAGCATAGCGGTTGGCACAACTACAACGCTTTCACCTTCTTCCTCTGCAACTGTATCTAATAGTGGATCTTCTAGTGCGGCAATCTTTAATTTTGGTATACCGCAGGGTACAGCGGGTACTGCCGCCACAATTGCTGTGGGGACAACAACTACGCTTGCGCCTGGATCGTCCGCAACTGTTACAAATTCTGGAACATCAGGTTCTGCGACATTTAACTTTGGAATTCCACAAGGAACGGCTGGTACTGCGGCTACTATTGCGGTAGGAACAACAACCACAACTGCGCCTGGAACATCTGCTACCGTTACTAATTCTGGTACATCTGGAGCGGCAGTATTTAACTTTAGTATTCCACAGGGAGCAGGGGTTCCTTCTGGAGGAACAACAGGACAATTTCTTTATAAAAATTCTTCTACTAATTACGATACTTCATGGGATACATTAACTTTTTCTCAAATAGGATCTACTCCTACGACTTTGAGTGGGTATGGGATCACAGATGCTATTAATGTTAGTCAAAAGGGTGTTTCAAACGGTGTAGCAACCCTTGATAACACAGGTAAAGTTCCAACAAGTCAATTGCCTGCGGCAGTATTAGGTGCAGTTCAGTACCAGGGTAGTTGGAATGCGAGTACAAACACTCCTACCTTGACATCTTCTGTTGGAACTCAGGGTTATTATTATGTGGTTTCTACAGCAGGAACTACGTCAATTAACGGTATAAACCTTTGGTCTGTTGGTGATTGGATTGTATTTAACGGGTCTGTTTGGCAAAAAGTTAATGGATCTAGTGCAGAAGCATTTAGTGCAATAACTGTAACTGGTTTAACTGGCTATATGTATGCCAATGGCACGAGCCAAGTTACTGCCTCAACAACCATTCCTAATGCTGGACTTGCTAATTCAACTATTTCAGGTGTTTCATTAGGATCAAACCTTAATACGTTAACCATTGGATCAGGTTTAAGTGGTACAAGCTATAACGGAAGTACTGCGGTAACTATTGCAAACACTTCACCAATGGTTTACCCAAGCGCAGGAATACCTAACTCTACAGGTAGCGCATGGGGTACAAGTTACGGCACAAACGTAGCAAATGGCGTAGCAGTATTTGATGCAAACAAAAACTTAACTGTTAACTGTTTGTTTGAAGGATTTACCGCTCAAGCGGCAAGCGGTAGCACGATTACATTGCTACCAAGCTCTGTACAAAATTGGTTAATTACTGGCTCTGGCGGTCAGACAATTAAGTTACCAGATGCCACAACCCTACCAAACGGTTCATTGTTTACATTTAACAATAATCAAAGCTCTGGCACGATTGTTATTCAAAATAACTCTAGTACTACTATTGCTACTGTGCAATCAGGTGGTTATATAGAAGTAATTCTGCAAAGCAATTCAATTGCCGCAGGTACTTGGGATTACCACAACTTTGCTCCTACAAATGCTTCTTGGTCTACAAATACTCTTTCTTGGTCAGGTTCTTATACAAATGGTACTTGGAATGGATCGGTAATTGGTGCTTTATATGGCGGCACAGGTGTAGCAGGAACAATTACAGGATATGTATATGCAAATGGTACAGGCGCACATACTGCAAGTACTACGATACCTACGACTGCACTATCAGGAACAATAACTAATACTCAATTAACTAATAGTTCAATTACGATTAATGGTACATCCACAAGCCTGGGTGGATCAATAAACGTAGGCACAGTAACTTCTGCTTCTGTAGTATCAGCTAATGGCTTTGCGGGTACTGTAGCAAATGCCACAACAACCCCTGCAATAACGGTATCAACAACAGTTACAGGCCTTTTAAAAGGTAATGGCACAGCAATATCTGCCGCCACATCTGGAACTGACTATGCTCCTGCAACGTCTGGTTCTGCAATCCTTTATGGCAATGGATCAGGTGGATTTTCAAGTGTATCAATAGGTAGCGGGGTTTCATTTACTGGTGGAACTTTAAGCGCAACAGGTTCAGGCGGCACAGTAACTTCAATATCTGGAACAGGTACAGTTAATGGAATAACATTGACTGGTACAGTAACTTCTAGCGGATCGCTTACTTTAGGCGGTACTTTGGGTTCAATAGCTAATTCTCAGTTAACCAATAGTTCAATTACTTTTGGCGCTACTGCCTACGCCCTTGGATCTACAATCAGCAATATAAACGGGGTTTCTATTGGCGGAGGAACATTCTAATGATGACCAATAGCTTTTATGGATTAACTCAGGAAGAATCCGCAGGGTTGTACGGAAATGGTATTACTTTTGGCGGAACATATTTTCAATGGTTAATTTTTTACCCAAGCGCAACACAGCCTGCTACTCCTACTGGTGGATCATGGAATTTTCAAACTAACTCAGGAACTCCTCCTACAGGATGGTTAGCAAATCCTCCGACTGCTCCAGTTGCTGAGGTTTGGGTATCAGTAGGGGTTGTTTCTTCAACATTGACAACTCCTATATCTTGGTCAACACCTGGATTAATGACAATACCTAATTCAACAGTATTTGGCACAATGGCTTATCAAAATGCAAATTCAGTAACAATTACAGGTGGAACACTAAATGGTGCTGAAATTGGCGGTGGAACCTTCTAAGGATTAAATATGTCACAAACAGGATATTCAAAAGTTCAAATATACAGCAGTTCAACTGCTAGTAATACTCCGTCTGCGAGTAATTTAACCAATGATACAAATGGTTCCGAATTAGGAATTAATATTACAGACGGTAAATTGTTTTACAAAGACAATTCTGGAACTGTTCAAGTAATGGCTACCAAGGGAACAGGGCCTATTGGCGGTTCAAATACACAAGTTCAATACAACAGTTCTGGGGCATTAGCAGGTTC